TATTCACTCTTTCACCGTCCCATCATATGACCGGCACGCTCCAGGTCTTTGTAATATGGCTCAATGCTGTACTCAAATGCGTCCAAACTATCAATGTCGGATGTGCCATCATCCAGTCGCTCGTCCTCGAACTTATCAGGATCATAAATCGCAGTTTGCAACGCATCAATCAGGTGCGGGCAGCTCCGCGAAACCTTGAAACGCCCTTGTTTCATTAGCAAAACAACGAGCCGGATTCTATCTGTGATTTGCAGTTTCAGTGCGTTCTTGACCTGCGTTCCGAGGCGCATCTTCTGCGCGGTATGATCTAACCCGCGAATCAGCACCGTTTCTGCGCTGTCAGCTCGTGTCTGACTGTAGCCATACTTTGATGTAACCATTTGGGCAAATGTAGCAAAACGCCGATTCAGCGCGTCAGGGTCAATCTCTTCATTTTTGATATATTCTTCTTCCAGCGCGACCACCCGATGATCTTTTGTAATGCCGGTCGCCTGAAACTTTGTTGCGGACTTTGTACCGCCGAAGTCAACGCCAATGGAAATAACAGAGAATTCTGTTCCCTGTTCCTCTGCCCATTTCAAAGGATCGTCGATCAAATACTTTTCCGTGTTATTGGCAAAGTCTTTGTAGACGACGCCCTCCGCCGCCACCCAAAGGCCGCGCACATACCGGTCATAGAAAATGCCGGCATACATATTTTCATAGCGCGCAAGAGTTTTTTCGCTCAAGCCGGGGTTATCTCGCATTTCAAAATGCAAATACAGCGCATTGCGTTCCCGGTGCCGCTTGATCCACTCCTGATAAAACCAATGATGCGGACTTCCGGGGTTGCAAGAAAACCACAGCTTTGCACCGTCCACAGAACAACGAGCAAGCGCCTGTTCCACGAACGAACGCGGCATCAATACTACCTCGTCCAGCAGCACACCGGCCAGCGTGCGGCCTTGGATCAGCGTGTAGCTTGCCTCGTCCTTGCCGCCGAACACCTCAAAGTAATTCGTCACAGCGCCGCGGCGCACTTCCATCACCTTGTCTCCGCGCCGCCAGCGAATGATATAGCGCTCTTTGGCAAGGCTCATCGCCGTAAACGGCACGATGATGTTCTTTGTACAGCTATCTACCGTGCGCCCACACACGCCAAAACGCTGACCGCTGAAATTCTCCATTGCCCAGCGGACAAACGCCCACATCATGATGGAGGTCTTGCCGGAACGCACAGCGCCGTCGCAGATCAGTGCGTCATATTTGGAATAGGGAAAAACAAGGATTTTTGCTTGCTTCGGGCTAATCATCGCTCTCCAACCCTTCTGCCATTTCACGCAAGCTCTGACTTAGAGCATCTTCCTTAATCGTATCTGATGGATTTCCTCCAATCATCGCCCATTTGTCAATCAGCGTCCCCATCGCCGTTGTAATCTGGCTCAGGTTCGCAGCTGCGAGTTTATCAGGGTCATTCAGCATCTCAAGCCCTTTCCCAATGAAAGAACATACAAGTTCTTTTCGGGAATCCATGTACGCTAGAATGTCCGCCGTGTTTTCCTCTTTTTTTCGTCTGCACATCTCTGCAATATCTGCATTATTGTGCACAATCTTCTTTACAGTGTTCGGGGAGCAGCCGTTAAGCTTCGCCACAGCGTTACAGCTTCCGAGCTGGGCATAGTCGGCAACTATTTTCTTTTTTTGCCGATCTGTCAACCTCGCAGCCATAATCACCACCTCGTTACCCTGCCAGCGACGTAAATTCTGGCAGGTAAGCGAACCTCATTATCTGTTCCCCGTTCGCCTTGCAAATTTTGTAGATTTCCTTGTAGTGAGTTCCTTTTTGCATTTCTTCTGAAACTGTGTGCAAAATCATATCTTCAAGAAACCCAATTACTGATATCGTTTTGAAGGGGACGCTGTCGCGCTGGCCTCCTTGAATCCCGACAAGGTCGTTTACCAATTTCGAGTAAATCGTGTATACCTGCTTTCTCATGTTCCGGCTGCCTTGTGCTTCTGCATATTCAACCAGATCGGCAAGTGTGTCCGTCTCAGCTCTCCGCACAAGCTTCCCTTGTTTTCTTGTCATGAGCCATTCAGAAGACTTCCTTTCGCGGATGAAAGCTTCCATGCGGTTAAACGCCGTGATATATTTAAGCTTCCACTCGAGCGCTTCTTCCCCTGTGAACCCCATCACCAAAAGAGAAAAACCATCGCGGTTCATGAGGTACTCTTTGTACTCTCTTCCTCTTTCCGTCTCATAGTGGCTTTTGATAAACATGTTTTTCACCGCACAATTTTGCGCAGTGAGATTTTCAATGCTGCGGGTCACACTTTTATGCTCTTTGTTGAAGTGCTCGGCAATCGTCCTGCTGCTCACAACAGCCTGTTCTTTGCGTTCAAAAATCATCAAATCTTCATTCATGGTATAATCTCCTTGTATTTTATTCGCAGCTGTGGAGAACGAGCCGCTTTTTTTATATTTCTATCTCCTTCGTGCCCCACCGGATTGCGGTTTCCGGTGGAGCTAAGAAAAAGGAGGTTCCGCAGTACGCTGCGTAGCCGTAAGAAGGATGAAAGCGCAGAGGATACACCTCTACGCTCTCAACGATACACTATGTTTAAGGCTCTCTTACGCAAACTTTTGAATATAAACCACGTTTTTCTGCCACCAAGTAGATAAACTGCCTATGCCATTCTTGAGCTGTACGCTCCGAGACATATACCACCATAGCAGCGCCCTGTAAGGTGTGTGTGCGCTTCCAAAGGACCAGATCAATAAGCTTCAGCCGTTCCGCGCCATCTGGAAGCTGCTTTGTTTCCTCGACGGCAGCATCTACTGCGTCGATTTCCTCGCGCGTCATAAGTGTACCGCCCTTGTAGCTTCGTACCATCCATTTCGCGTAGCCCCACCACCCATAGCGCGGTTTGCTCACCACATCAACCTCCTATCTGCCCGAACTCCCGAACCCATTGTCCCCGCGTTCCGTCTCCTCGAGCGAGCTGACCACTTCCAGCTCCGGCAGGATGCAGGGCAGTATAACAAGCTGCGAGATCTTATCGCCCTTACAGACCTTGTAGGGCTTGCTTCCGTGGTTGTATAGCTTGACCATGATGCTTCCGGTATAGCCGACGTCTATGACCCCTTCGCTTGTGATTCCGTGCTTGACGTTCAGACCGCTTTTGCTCTTGAGAAATCCCACCGTGTTTTTCGGCAGCTGGACATGTACGCCTGTGTCAAACAATTCGCTTTCTCCGGGGTAGATGTAAACGTCGTCGTTCGCGGAATACAGGTCAAGCCCCGCGTCGTATTCATGCGCCCTTGTGGGCATGGTCGCCCACGGTTCCAAAACAATTTTCATTTGTCCCACCAATCCTTGATTGTATCGTTCCGTTCGAAAAACGGCTGAAAGAACGGACCGCAGAGCTTCTTGAGGCTCGAATCGATTCTGTGAATGGCTTCGTCAGATTCCGGCTTTCCCTGCCATGCCACGCCGTACTCTGCGTCCAGCTGCTCCATTTTGTCCAGAAGTTCCTTTGCCTTCGCCGGGCTTTTGAGCATGCCCAGTTCATGCGCCGCCACAAAGAAAAGGTCCACCACCTTCTGCTTTCCGGCTTCCATACCGGCGGCAAAATAAGCCTTGTTGCTTCTGCGAATACGCTTTGCCAGATCGTTCATTGCACTCATAGCTGTATCCCCCTTATGTACTTGTCAAAATACGTCACAGCTACCGCCATCGCCGCCCACATATCCGCCGAGAAGCCGTAAAAGAATCCGGGGTTCTTCTTTGTTCCCTTTCCGAAGTTCGGCTGACCGGGCGCGTAGCGGTCGACGAGGGCTTGCCGGATGTTCGCATCCTTCGCCGACGCTCTGCCGCAAAGGTAAAGCTTTTCTTCCCTGCGGAAGATCTTCTGTATCTGGTAGCACCGCTGGAAAAGCTCGGCATATTCCCAGAACCGTCCAATCCAAAAGCAGGTGTCGAACACCTCCTGCCCGACCGGCATACCCATGCCCGCCACCATTTCGATTGCCAGGTGCTGATACTCCCGGCAGAGAACGGGGAATATCCCCTCGTTCGGAACTTTCCCAACGTTCAGCACCTTCCGGATTTCCTGCCCGTCGTGCTCTACGAGGACATACCCGGATTCCATATTCCCGGGGTCAATTGCCAGAATCGTTCCCACCTTGCAGCCTCCTTCCGGTCTCGCACGGCTTCATTTCTGGGCAATCGCCGTATTTCGTGCAATGCGGCTCGAGCAGCCCTTCAAACTCCGGGAAATGATTGACCACCAACCAGCGCATCATTAAGACTACTTCCCGCACCTCCACGCCAGCCTCGTCCAGCAGGTCAGAAAGATCGGTGTCCACGCTGCTACCAATAAACTCGCCATTTTCGTCGTAGTGGTTGTACTCCGTGGTCGGTCGGGATTCTATCCCTGCAAACTCTTTTAAAAGTCTCAGATATTCGTCGTTATCGATAAGCTGAACCTGATAGAGTTGTCTCAACTGCGCTTTTGTGATAAACTTAGCCATTCTTCCTGCCCTCCTACGGCTTGACATCCACGTTTACCGGGAACTCGGTGTGGAACTCAATCACATAATGATACGGGTCGGCGTGCGTGCCGGTGATGTCCTCTACCACGTATAGCGTGTAGTCGTTGAGGTAAATGTAATTCTTCTTGTACTCGTTTGCACCGACCTTGCACGTTACGACAAGCTCCGAAGAGGAGTTGTTGCTGATGGACATATATCCCTCGGCGTAGAGGATGATTTTGTCAGTTCTCGCGTTGTAGACCGTGATCCGGCGCTCACAGCTGAAATTGTCAGCAGCAACGTTCATGTTGTGGTTTACCTTGTCCGCTTCCCTCGTCATGCATCCTGCGAGACTTGCAATAAGCATGATAGCTGCCAGAAGCAAAGCCATTCGTTTTTTCATTTTTCAGTTTCTCCTTTCATTGCCTTCTCGGCTTCTTCGCGGGTGAGGAAAACGGAGTGCCCAAGACGATCCAAATCGTACAAAGTAAAGATACCCCTCTTAATTTCCGGTTTGTTTTTATCTGGGTAAGTCGCAATCGGATAACGGATATAATATGTCGCGGTTCCCACCTCGCACGGCAGCACCACCACGCGCCTGTCCTTGTCGGCTTTCATCAGCTCCACCATTCGTGAGATGGAGTAATCATAGTTGGAAAGCGTTTCCTCTATCTCTCGCGCCTCGGCGCACGCCTGCGGGGATAATCCCGCATCTTCGTAAGCCTTGAGCCGTTCCCATACCTCCTTCTGCGTGCAGCTTCCGTCATACGGACACGGCAACTCGCGGAGACGATTTGGAATTTTTCCTTTAGCCCCATCCAGCGTCCCGACATAATACGCCATACTACTTTTAATTGGCTCGTAGCACTCACAGTGATTAGCGTTATCCGGTCTCATATCCCCGCCGCATTGCATAGAGCACGCAAAATAATGGATGCACTCTTCACAGGACATTTCAGAATTTTCTTTAGGTGGCATTATTCTCCCTCCTCCGGCGCTCCCGACAAGCCGCGCCATTCCCACGCATTCTTGTCGAGATAACACTCACGGCATTTGCACGTCTTTGATTTACAGCTGGAGCAGTCGCACGTATCGCACGCATACTTGCAAGTCTTGCAACTCCGCGCATCCGCGAGGTCTGCTAATGCCGCGTCCCTCTCGGCTTCTGCCTTCGCGTTCTCGGCGGTCAGGCGCTCGATCAAGCCAGCTGCACCAATCATCATGTCTCCCATACAATCCTCGCTGTCAAACAATGGGCATTTCGCGCAAGTTTGTGCGTCTGTTCTGCGGGAGCATACCCGCAGCGCCCGTATAATTTCCTTGTCTGTCATAGATCCTCCATTCCTTCAAAAACCATTTGTCCCGGCAAAACGCCGTCTTCCATCCACCAGTGCATCACGTCCTCGCCGGTCTGCCACTCGCACGGAAGATCTCGCTTGCGCCGTTCGTTCAGCATCCTGTCAAACGCCCGGACATACGCCGCTTTGATCTTTGGATACCGCGCAAACTCCGTGATTCTGTGCTTCCCTGCCATTGGGCACCCTATGCACCCCACGCGCTTCCATCCGCATTCATACAGCGGATTCATGCAGATTTCTTCCTCTTTCGCATACCCCCAAACGTCAGCGTCCGTCCAGTCAATGATTGGATTTACAATCCGTTTCCCTTTGAGCTGGCACGTTTCCATCATCATTCTGCTCTCGTCGTTGTCGTTCATCAGTGTTAGGCGTTTTGATATATCCCAATGCAAAACTTCCAGCGCACCGCGGTTTTTCCGCTTCGCTGATTCTGCCCAGCGTACACCGGTTGCAATAAATCTGCTTCCTGCGCCGCCCTCTTTAAGCTCCGAGCAACAGTACCTCATCCGACGTGTCGGCGGCATCAGCTTACGCGGGATCAAATTCCACATCGTCACGTTCCCGCCGTCCGGCGTCCGGTGCGTATCGATGTCGCATTTTACGCCAGCCAGCTCCAAGCGGCGGAAGGTATCCCGGACGTGCCAGACGGTCTCCGGCGCGTCCGCCGTGGTCAGCGAGTGCAAAACCTCATACTGGATACCGGCTTTGCCCGCCAGATGCAAAAGCACGTCCGAGTCCTTGCCGCCCGAGTAGGTAATCACAAGCGGCTGCTTGTATACCCGCAGGGACATTTCAGCTGCAAACCGTAGCCGCTCTATCGCAGTTTGTTCTAAGTCCATTGGTCCATCTCCTCCCTCAGTGCCTTAAAAATCGGGTATGCCTGCTGAGGCACTACAGCGTTTCCGAGGCATTTAATTCTGTCCACCCGATTGGGAATCCCATGAGCCACTCGACCCACGTCGGGTTCAGCTGCCCAGCAACGTCCGTCCGCAAACTCCTGTGATTGTTCCCGCCGTGCGACCCCGTCGCATCCGCTGCACACGGCGTTGTATACATCACTACGCCTTTCAGATTGTTTTTCATCAAATCGTGTTCTGCTGGTTTGCTCCCCGCAGGTCCGCTCCCTTTGCTGTCGCTTGCTTTCGGTGTCGGATAAAGTTTTACCTGTCCCGATAAATTCGGTTCTCCTCGGCTGTTTACATACATTTTCCGGTTCGCTGCGTCCGCCACAACCGGCATTTTCCACATTTTCGGCGATCCCAGTGAAGAACACCCTTGACCGCCTGTGCCATGCTCCGACAGCCGCAGCTTCAAAATTGAACACGACGACGTGATAGCCTGCACGCTCCAAATCCTTGACCACTTGCCCGGCGGCAATCTTGATGATTCCAGGTACGTTCTCACCGACAACGCAGCGCGGGCGCAGTTCTCGGATAACTCGGAGCATCTCCGGCCAGAGGTAACGATCATCTTCTTTTCCCTTTTGCTTTCCAGCCACGGAAAATGGCTGGCAGGGGAATCCGCCGGAAATAACGTCAACTGCTCGCAGTCCTGTGCGCTCATAAAAACTCTCCTTTGTCAATGTCCGGATGTCCCGCCAGCGCGGCACGTCCGGCCAGTGCTTTTCTAGAACTTTCGTCTGGTAGTCGGCAAATTCGCACTGCCCTACGGTTGTAAAGCCTGCCCATTCCGCCGCCAGGTCAAGCCCACCTATTCCGCTGAACAGACTCAAATGCGTCAGAATCACATTTCCCCTCCTATTTTCCGTTTCCCTCTTGCCGCTCTCCGGCAGTTTCTCGCCCCGCCATCGGTCATCTGGCTTATGTCGATGATCTCGGCGCACCTGCCGTAGTTTTTAAGCCGTTCGCCCTTCACGGCGTTCCAAGCCTCGCAGGACGCGCTGCAACCGGCTTTCCGGTTGGGGCAGTCCTGCGTGCACGGTCCGAAATTATTCATGTCTTCCTCCTGACCTGCACCGTCACTTCCGCCTCCCAGCATTCCGGTTCCCGGACGGTGATAATCTTCCGCCGCCCGTCCTCCGGGTCCTTGACGCTGACGAGGTAAAACGTCTTGTTCTGCATCTTCTGCGGATACTTTCGCGCCCTTGAAGGCGTTCTGAGCTTCGGCATGAGCCGTTGGAAAATCGGCAGCGGCTCCGGTATGACAATCCAGGTCTCGACTCCCTGCTTCATCATGCTTCCTCCCCCAACATCCGCTGAATCGCCGCCCGCTGCACATCGGACAGCTCGTCCCCGTGATGCTGCACGTTGTAGCCCGGCTTCTTGACAGGCGTAGCTTTCGCGTCACTGCTTCGCTCCCAGTTCCTCACAGCGGCTTTCCAGTCCTTCATCTTCGTTTTGCCTACCATCCAGCCCTTCGAGCTGTAAAAATCGACAAAGCGTGATGCATCCACGCCGTTTCCCCGTTCCCGACAATAAGCCGCCACTTCCTCGACGCTCGGGGGCGTGAAGCGCACCGCGCGCGCGTCTAACCCTGGATTCGGATTAGGATTAGGATTCGGATTAGGATTCGGATTAGGATTCGGATTAAGGCCGCAATCCGCCGCAGCTTGCGGCAACTCGCCGCAACTCGCCGCAGAATTCTTCGCATCGCCGCAAGCGTCCGCATTTTCCATCCCCGGGAACTTCGGTTTGCATTCTCGGATTCTCTGATGTCTCGCCCAGCTTGGGAACAAAAAGTAGGGCTTCCCGCCTACCGTGTAGAGGGCAACGCAGCCTTTTGCCGCCAGCGCGTGGAGCGCAGACTCAATATCCTTTGCAGTAACCCGTTCTCTGAATGGGAAAACGTGGCCTTTTATGTATGCAGGGCGGGCGTCTCCTCGCCCTGCATCGTCCGCTTGCGTGATCAATCCAACCCAAAGCCGAAACTCAAAATCCGTCAAAGACGCGATCCGCTCCGAATCACATAAGCTTTCTTTGATGATCCTGTTCGGCATATCTCAGCCCCCCTAGAACGGAAGGTCCGAATCGTCGTCCATCATCGTAAACCCGCCGGGGTTTTCCGGGTTCTGCGGTTCGGTGTTTCGCTTGCCCTCTCCGAAGTAAACACGGTTTGCCACGATCTCAGCAGACCGGCGCTTGTTGCCGTCCTTGTCCTTCCAGTCTCTGAGCTGCAACCGACCATCTACGACAGCCATGCTGCCCTTGAAGAAGTATCCGCTTACAAAATCAGCGGTTCCCTTCCAGGCGACGCAGTCAATGAAATCCGTCTCTTTCTCTCCGCCCTCCGGCTTGAAGTCGCGGTCAACCGCCAGCGTGAAGGATGCGACCGACGTTCCGCCCTGCGTCTTTCTCAACTCCGGGTCCCGCGTGAGCCTGCCCATAATAACAATGTGGTTCAGCACTTTTCGTCCTCCTTTTTGGCCGTTTCCCGCTTTCCAAAGAAGACTTCCAGGACGTCACCGAAACGATACGAGGGAATATTCTTATACGATTCAGCGAGCACATCGAGCATCAGGCACTTCTTCGCCAATTCCTCATACTTTTCCGTACTCAGTTTTACATAGGATTCCATGCTTACATCCCTTTCTTATAAATGTGGTTCAGTATGCTTCATCCTTACAGCATGACTGTTACGCGCCCAGCTTCGATCTCGTCGGCAAGATGTTCCTCGAGGTATTCCTTGATCGTCTTCCGCGCTTCCAGCTTCCACATACCGCCGTCTGCCTCAACAAACGAAATACCTCTTTCGTCAATTCGGATAAGGAACAGTCCAAGCGGCTGCTCAATTTCCTGAAAGGTTCTGTAAGGGCGAAGTCTTACCAGCGGACGAATTGTCGCGTTTGCCTGTAATCTCACACCCTTCTGCGTGACAATCGTCGTAGCGACGCCGATATCGTTATAGGTGATCTTTGCGCCGGTCGTGATCTGGGAGAGCAGCTGAAGCGTATACGCGCGGTCTTCCGAGTCCTGGAATCTGGTTTGCAGCGCGACTGCCGCCCGTTCAAACGTGAGCTTCGTTTCTGCGTCCCAACCGGGAACGTCCGTAGCCTTCACAACATACGGAACCAAGCGCATCATTCGAAGCGTCGAATCCGGGCTCCTGAACGCTTCGACGCGAAGGTGTGACGGGATTTTGATAAACAGTTGTCCGTCTCCTGCATTGACCGTGCCTTCCCGAAGAATCATTTTGCAGAGCGCGTCAAGGCTGTTCAGCTGGATAGTATCTGCGCTGAAAAGGTCTTCGTGAATTTCTCTGTAAGAACCGTCCGGCGTAAGAGAATACGTGTGATCTCCAACAGCCCAAATGGTAGGTCTGGACATCGCTTCGATTTTTTCAATAGCTTCCTTAATCATTTCTTTTTCCTCCTTACGCATTTCTAACCAAATTCAAGACGGGTGCTACTTCCTGTTCTTCGCCCATCATATCCAGCTGACCTGGCACGTTCGGTACCATTTCCACCGCCGTGACCTCGCCAAATTCATTTCCGGTGATATAAAGTGATGTCGCAACCGGATTTGTCGGGCAAAGGGCTCTTTTCACGCCGCAAGCAACCGATACGGTCTGCCGGTTGGAGTCTGGGCGGAACTCAATGGTAAGCTGCACTTTCCTCTTTGCTGTAGCCTCCGTGTTCGGGTCAAGGATATTGTCCACGACCTTTGTCATTTCGTAGTCGATTCTCTCCATAATCGCTCCGCGCGCCATTTGGAGAATGCTTGTCCTTGTGTCTTCCATGATCTACATTCCTTTCTTATAAACCAGTTTCGTTTCATCCCAATCGGGGTATATCATTTTGAGATACCATTTGATGTACTCTTTCATGTGCTTTCGCTTTTCCGTCTGGTCAAATTCGTTGTGGCACTTATCGCAAAGCGTCACAATGTTCTGCTCGATACCAAGCCCGCCTTGCGAGCGCGGTATGAAATGACACCACGGATTGCCGGGGCGCAGGCAGACAATGCAGCGCCCGCCGTCGCGCGTCCAGACGGCTTTCTTGGTATTCTCAGGTATCTTTGTCTTGCTCGTTTCCTTACGCATCCCATTCCCCCTTGAGCCGTTCCAGTTCCTCCGGTGTCAGATACTCCACGCCGACCTGCTTGCAGTCCTCAATGATAAGATCGAGCAGCACGCCCATTTGCTTCTGGTCGAACGTGGAGCTTCCGTAGTACAAAACAACATTCGTGCAGCCGGGGAGCTTTGACTTGAGTGTGTCGCTGCACCAGCCAATTCCGTTGTGCTCCCATCCGCTTTGCAGCTTCTCGACCGCTTCCGTCGGCACGCATACCACCTGACTGTTTTCCGGGATGTCCGGGATGTAGTGCCGGTACAAGTCGCGCACGCCCATGTTCAGCTTGTCCGCGAGTTTGTTCATCAAAACCCACGCATAGGCGTTGGCGTCCAGACTCCGCTTCTTGCGGAATTCCTTGATCGTAATTATGTACTTCTTCTGTGGGTCAAGTTCCCCGGCAACCATCTGGGCTTGTCCGGGAAGCTCCGGTCGGAGTTTCAACCAGCTCCCAGAAGCATCCACGCTCCACGAAGCTTCAACGATGTTCAGTTCTATCATGCCTTACTCGCGCAGTTCCAGCAAAGGCACCTGCCAAAGCGCTTTCTCGTCTTCTCAGCGACCTGCAAAGCGGTAAACTGTGTGCCGCCTTCCATGACCTGCGTGATCTCTCCTTTACAGTCCGCACAGACAAGGCGCGGGGCGCTCGGTGTCTCAGCTTTCCCACCGTGTCCGAAGGTATAGACCGGCTTTCCCTTCGATGCAAGCGTCAGCGTTTTGATGCGCTCCTGCTCGTCGTAGGTGATCTCCGTCACGTCAAATTGGTCAGAGCACTGCCAGCGACCCGTCTTGTCGTTCTTTTTAAGTCTCTGGCACTTCGCCGCGTCAATCCAGATAAACGGCGCGGAGTAGAGTTCCCGCCCGATACCGTGCTTGAAACCGGCGCGTTTGAATGCGTCCGAAGCTCGTCCCTTCTCAGCCTCTGTGTTGCTCTCTGTGCCTGCGTCCCACTTCCAGATCAGTTTCCCGCCCTTCCCGTAGTCCACGCCGATACCGCCGTACAGAACGCCGTCGACCAGTTTAAAATCATTCTCCCAGTTCTGCGCGCCTACCGTCTCGTCAAGCAAGTCCGCATCCGTTCTTGCCGTCTTGTACAGCAGAATCGACGTGCCCTTTTCGTTGCACTGCGCCACGCGGCATTCGATCTCATCTGGTCGCAGCAGCCTGAATTGCTTCATTTTCATCCATCCTTTCAAACGGGCATTCCCGCCCAACATATCTGCCAGCCCACAAAATCGGTTCGTCTGTCAATGCGCATCTTCTGGCGCTCTGGCGGTAAAAGCGGCAGGCATCACAGCAGATGTACGCATTGCCTTTCAAGTCCACGGGGAACGACATACGAACCGTTGCTTCGACTTGGATATATCCGCTGACTCCTGTTTCAAAGTTCGCCATGTTCCCTCCTTCTCAGCCGGGGCAAAACGTCTTCTTCTGATACCCCAGCTCCTCCAAAATGTGCCTTGTGCCAAGTGTTTCTACCAGAACAGCGATAATCTGGTTGTTCGGGTCACGGTCCTCTCTGTCTGTCAGATCAGCCATGTTCCCTTCGTCTCCGACCCAATACTCGCCGCCCTCATAAATCTCATTGCCGAACACATCGTACATGCACGGTGCTTGCTGTCTGTCTTTCATCATTCCACCAACCTGTATCTGGCATAGCTCGTATCCTCGCCATACCGGTTCTTGCTTGTTTCCATGTCGCGCCGGATGTTGTACCCTTCGCGCTTCAAGTCGTAGACACGCGCGCCCAGCCGCATGCAGCCGAGGTCCTGCATCGCCTCGAGCTGCGTAATGCTGCCGAAGTCGCGCATGTACTTCAAAACACGTTCAGCCTGCGTCATAGCTACCTCCAAAGCCGCGTGAAGATCGAACTGAAAACAATCTCGCGATAGAATATCTTCGGCGGCGCGGGTAACGGCTCTGCGTGCGTCGCGGCAAGCACCTTCGCCGCTTCTGCCTCAAACTCCACAGAGAACCATCTCTGCCAGTCAAGGCAGCGGCACTTGCCCGTATCATGTGTGCATTTTTTACACGGGTATATCATCATGCCTCCATAAGCACCGCGCCGCCGAAGAAGATCACCGCCGCGCCGCCGAGCGTGAACGCCGCCTTGAACAGCCCGAAGCCCAGCAGAACCGCCGTGCCGCCCAGAAGAACGCAGCCAATCGAGAAGCAGAACGCCTCCGAAGCCTTCAAAAGTTCCGACTTCCGCTTGCGCTGCCGGATAATCTTGTCCCACCGCTCGCCGAGTTCGCGCTCTCTTGCGCGCCGGTGATTCGCCTCAAGGATATATTCAACGTCAGTCATCCTGTACCTCCACAAATTCCCCGTTCTTAGTGGGTCCATCCTTTAAATGCCGCTCAATCCAAGCATTAAGGTCCTTCGGGAAAACCCAGTAGACAGGTGCTTTCTCGGTTTTTACCGCCTTACCAAACGGGAAAACACCCTGTTGCAGCCCCAGCCTAAGGACCTCAACGCCGATCTGCATGCCGTTTTCTCGCAGAATCTCTACCGCTTCTTGCGGCGAAATCGTTGCTCGATTTAACATCCTTTCCCTCCTTTTCCGTCTGAGCCTCTTTTACAAGGCTCAAGGTTCCTTCCGTTTTCTCGGCTTCTGTAGCAGCGAGTCGACCGATACGCCGAAGTAGTCTGCAACGAGCGATAGTTTTTCGACTGTCGGACTACAATCCGCCCATTTTGCAATCGTGCTATTGCCAAAGCCAAGTGTCTTTTCAAGTGCAGAAAGCGAAATATTGCGTGATGCGCAAAGTTTTTTGATGTTTTCTAAGAGCATTTTCTCCCTCCTTATTGACAAAGTTGCGAAAATGTTCTAAACTATCGTTGTCAGCAAAAGTAAACATTTCCGCTACAGGGGCAATTCCTTTGTGGCTGGTTTGTTGCACCTGTTTGTACTTTTCATTATACGAATATTTTCGTAATTGTCAAGATGTTTTTACGAATTTATTCGTAAATTTCTTAGAGGGCTATTCTATGTCAATACTCGGCAGAATCGGCGAACTTCGAAAGCAGCACAAAAAGCTTTCTATTAACAAGTTGGAGCAGGAATGCGGTCTTACACGCGGGTCAATGGCAAAGTGGGATGACCACGCGCCCAGTCCAGACAAAGTCAAAAAGGTTGCAGACTATTTCAATGTTTCTGTTGAGTACTTGCTTTACGGTGACCCGTCTGCGGGCATAAAAAAAGACCCCATCCCGAAGGATGAGGTCGTGAGTTCTGCAAAGCAGAAACTATTGGATGCGCTTGATGGGCTGTCGGATTCCCAACTTGAAAAGCTCATTGGAATTATTGAGGAAGCAAAAAAACTGTTATGAAAGATTATATTGAAATTGACGGAAAGCAAGTTCAGCTTCCAAACCTAGCCCTCGGGGCAGAGTATCCGTTCGTTGTCGACCGGATGAAACAGCTCGAGGAAGAAAAGGCGCGCGCCGAGAAGAAAGCCCGTCTATACTTCTGGGCTGGTATCGTTGTCAGTATTCTCTGTATGTTTGGCGGATATCTTCTCGGAAAGTTCTGCTAAAAGCGACAGCCTGCTTCTCTCGAGATCGTTGATTCTTCCATTCAGGTAGGCAATGTTTATCCACTGCATGACTGTTCCAGATACAGCAAAAAGCAGCAGTGCGTACAATAAAGAATTACTCATTTGTTTCTAACATCCTCCTTAACACATATTCTGCCTGTTCGTTGCTCAGACTCAGAATTTCTTCACGGAGTCTTTGCCGAATATCCGGGATGGGCGCAATTTCTTCACCCTTATTATAGCACATATCATCCTGAATACAAATCACTTTGCGCCCTCCTTCTTCAATCTTCCAAATTTTTATGTATCTTTTTGTTGAGTTTTATCCTTGAGGCTATCCGGCTGCGGTGGTAAAATTATGGTATATCACAAAACCGGAGGTTTATATCATGCCAAAGGCTACATATTTTGTTACATGCCCGCGCTGCGGGAAAGAATTTGACGAAAGGTTGAAGGCTTGCCCACATTGCAAAACAAAGAACCGAAAAGCAGTCTGCCGAACATGTGGTACGCAGATCAGCGCCAGTGTCAAGCGCTGCCCAGCATGTGGTGCGCGACATCGAAAACGGATGTCCTCTGTTGAAAAGGTCCTTGTTGCCATCCTCTGTTTCCTTTTGGTTTTGAGCTGCGCTGCCTTATCCTCGCAAACCGGTGAATCTGCGAATACAGAGGTCAAAGACCCGGCAGTCGTTCGCTCTGAATACATCGCAGAATGTGAAGATCTGTCCTACTCCGATATTTGCAGAAATCCAGACGACTACAAGGGCAAGAAAACATTCTTTAGCGGCACTGTCATTCAAGTGCAGGAAGGGGCTTTTGATTCTGTCACGCTCCGCGTGCAAACGGAGTATGGCATCTGGTATGTAACTTACACACGCAAGGAAGGTGAAAGCCGCATCCTTGATAACGACTATATTACATGCTACGGCGAATGCAAAGGCGTTGAAACATACCTCGCCGTCCTCGGTAACACAGTCACAATCCCAAGCCTAAGAATGGAATACTACGCGACTAGCTCATAAACTTAGAGTTCTGCCACTGCTCCCGTGTCTCGCCTACATCCGAGACGCAGGAAAAGAGCATGGGCGCTCCTTTGATGTAGTCCAGGCTCAGACTGTGGACGTCTTTGAAAAGCGCCCCGTCTACGATGATGTTTACTTTCCCGTTTTCAAAGCGAATATTGATGCTCTGCATTTGGTGTACCTCCATATTTTAGAACGTTCGTTCAATAATTTCAATTTGGAATCTTCCACAAAGAACACCTTGCATTTTCTTCGTCCGGTAACCCTCGTAAGCGGCAATTATGGGACAGACTATTTTGTATAATGGAATGTTTAAGATCGCCCCACCGTCGCTCCACCGGCGGTGGGGCTTTCTCACGCGCCTGTAACCAGCATAGCAAAACTGGCAGAAATGTCCATCATCAAATTGGTAAAACCATACCCATAGCAGAAGAATCAACGAAATATATGTGAAAATGGAGGTATATCATGTCGGCAATTCAGGAACTCGCCCCATATATTTCTGCATATCAGTGGAACATCAAGCGAGCGAAGGAAGATCAGCATTACACCATCGACAGGCTTGTTGAAGAATCCGGCGTTTCCAGATCGGCTGTAACGAAGCTCTGCGCTGGTACGCAGCAAGACCCAAAACTGTACAATTCTGCCGCGCTGTGCCGCGTTCTTGGGCTGTCACTGGATGAGCTGTTCGGGCTTGTCCAGCCCGCAGAAAGCCCGGAAGAACTGACCGAGCAGATTCATCATGTCGAGCTTGAAAACGCCAAGTTGGAGGCAACAACAGCCGCGCAGAGCGCACAGATAAGATCTACACATACAATGTGTTACGTTCTCGCCCTGTTTTGTATGCTGCTCTCCTTTTCACTGATTGCCTGCCTTGTGACGGATGCGCAGATCCGGAGCATAGGTCTCATTCGCGATGGAGATTTGTCCGTAGCTGCATGGGTTTGCATTGCCCTGATTGTAGGTTCAGCGCTGGCTTCGGCAATTACTTTCTATGCAATTCGAAAAGAACGTGGAGGGAAACATGGAGTGCATCAAGTGTAAAAAGGATATACCGGACGGTTCTGTGTTCTGCTGCTGGTGCGGGAAACAGCAGCAAGCTCCGCAGCGAAAGGCTTTGAAGCGTGCAAACGGCACAGGGACAGTTTACAAGCTGCAAGGCAGGCGCACGCGCCCGTGGGTAGCCGCAAAAGGAAAAACCATAATTGGATACTACGATAAAAAAACAGCCGCCCTCGACGCGCTGGCGCGTTTACAAGGACGGAGTATTGATGAAATATATAACTGGACCTTCAAGCAGGTTTACGAAGCATGGAAGGATGAACACTTCCGGGATATCGGCGCGAAGGGAATAGAGTCTTACGAACGCGCATATGACGTTTTTGAACCATTGCATGACAGAAAATTTCGAGAACTGCGGACCGCCGACTACCAGATTGTCATAGACAAGTACAGCGATAAGTCCCACTCGCTACTGTCGAAGTTCAAGCAACTTGCAACGCAGATGTCACAATGGGGAATCCGACAGGAACTCATAACGACAAACTTCGCTTCGTTCATTAAACTGCCCGAGAACGTGAAGAAAGAAAAAGAGATCTTCTCAGAAGAAGATATACAGAAGCTTGAAGCGGACGGTTCCCAGGCAGCCAAACTCGCCCTGATGATGGTCTATACCGGTATGCGAATCGGCGAGCTGTTCGGGCTTAGAACCGAAAATGTCCATGAAACCTACGTGATCGGCGGGGAAAAGACAGAAGCAGGCAGGAACAGAATAATTCCAATTCGCTCCGAAGGGCGTAAATATTTCGCAGAATTCAAAGAGCGTGCAAAAGGCGAACTTCTGATCTCTGGGTATGCCGGGCAAAAAGTCATTGCAAATTTTCGCAAGCGTGACTACTACCCGCTTTTGGAGCGGCTCGGAATCTCCAAGAAAACACCACACGCAACAAGGCACACATTCGCAAGCTGGGCTGTAGCAAACAATATCAAGCCGGAACTCCTGCAAAAAATGCTCGGTCATGCAGACTATTCCACGACTGCGAACATCTATGAGCATTTTGACATTGACCAACTTGTGAATGCGATAGATGCGCCTGTTACTAACACGTTACTAACAAATCAAAAATCAGTGAAAAAGAAAAAGCCCTGAAACCATTGTGATTTCAAGGCTTTTTTGGTGACCCGCCGGAGATTCGAACTCCGGACACCCTGCTTAAAAGGCAGGTATCCATCATTTTTTGAGACTTTCTAAGCACGTTTTCAGACGCTTTAAGACATTTTTATAAAATTTATTGAATCTCAGACGTTTTCAGATTTTTTCAGATTTTTTCGGTTACTAACAAATAGCTAACACGGTTACTAACACTAGACACGTTTTATCTTCTGCATAACAGAGTTATAAACCTTGCTGTTTACCATCGCAAGTGTATCCATAAGTTCATCAACGACCGCCCAAGCCTTCGCTGGGTCTTTCCCGGCAACCGCAAGCAAAAACTCACTGTCCCCGTGCTCGCCAACGGTAGCCGGTTCTGCGGTCACAGGGGCGGGAGCGCCGGAGTAGTAACCCACAAACTTATCTCTGGCATTCTCCGCTCCCTGCATTTTGTCGCGTATCACATATAGGTTCGCCAGTTTGGCATAATTGGGATAGCTGGATTCTTCGTATTCCAGCCGTGCTATTTCCTTTCGGATTTCGGCTTCATCCAGCATGTCTTTCCCTCCTTATGCTCTATCAATCTGCTCCATGCAGCGCCGGATAGCCTCGCGCGTTTTATCATCGTCCGCGTCGCGCATCATGTCTTCCAGTGTCGAGCGCATATGCTCCCGTGCATCGGTTCGGCTATACCGGCCCATAGAGTCCCGACGCCTGCCCCGGTAAGAGCTGCCCCGACCATACGTGCCGCGCATATCGGCTTCCCACTCACCATCTCGGGAATAGCCGCCGTCCTCGAGCATTTCAATTTTGTAGGTGTTCTTGATGGAACTTGTCAGCTTCTGGATTGCGTCCAAGTCACCGGCGGACATTTCGCGCTTATCGGCGATATCGTCCAGCTCTTTGCAGAGCATTTCCCGAAGATTTCTTAAATCGTACATATTCCTTCCTCCCTTCACGATACGCGCTCGACGATCATATTGCTATTCGCGAAACTGATCGCCTGTGCGCTTGTGTTCTTCGCCGCTACAGTCAGGCAGCAGCCGCGCGGAACTTCCACGAATGTTGAAACGTAGATGTTGAAATAGTTCTCAACAGCAGCCGGTGTCACGATCGCCGTGGCGCTGTTCAAAGCCTCTCCGTTGATGGCGAGCGCAGCGGTAATAGCTCCGACTGTTCCTCCTGTAGGCACGGCGATATTCGCGCCAAAAGATACGCGGAACTTCGCCTTGCACTGCTGCGTAAGCCCACGCAGTGTAATAAGCCCGCTCCCGTCACGGTGGACGATACACGGTTTGCCACAAGCCGCCGTGGAAATTAGAGGGACGTTCTGCCCGGCGGCGACAGTTTGAATCCCAGATGATGTGAATTCAGCCATAAAATCATTCCTTTCTGCCTCGAATTCGAGGCAATTAAAATAGCGGCGGGACGATTGCCCCGCCGCGTTTCTCGAGTATCGGCAAGGAACCGATCATTTCCGTGACCTCACGAAAAAGCTCTACGTTATGGAGTTAAGCGCAGTTGCCGCAGCCGGTGTTATAGCCGCAGCCCTGATTGTAGCCGGTGTAGCAACAATTCGGATTCTGCACGATGTAAGCCGGTCTCGCGGGCGGATTGTAGTATGCAAACTGACCGCTCACATAGTTCCGCAGATCAAGCGTCTGCGCGTTCTGGCTAGCTGCAAGCTGTGCAGCAAAGAGTTGCTGGTTCTGCTCTGCAATCTTGCTGTCCTTCGCTGCAAGCTCCTGCGCGGTCAGGCGCTGATCGATGCTTCGGAAGCCGCTGTTCATGGCATCGATAATGTCACGCGTGGTGTTCTGCACGGTGTTTCTGGTGTCGCAAGCCTGCGAAGCCATGTCATACCGCACCTGCGCAACGGCTGCGCGGTTTTCGCAGCAGCACTCCTGCGCCTGCATCGCCATGTTGTTGAGCTGCTGCATCAAGGCTGCCTGCTGGTTGCAGCGGGAAAGCTCCGCATTACCGAACCCCGTAAGTAGGGAGTTGTTCACGGCATAGAAGCCATCGCACAGCCCGCCGTTGATGAGGTCCATCTTGCGTTCGATGTTTGCAAAGTCGGAAGCCAGAACATAGCCGTCAACTACTCCGCCGGAATTGCCGCGGTTATTGCCGAAGCCATTACCGCCCCAGCCACAGAACAGGGCGAGGAACAGGATCATGAACCACCACCCGCCATCGCCTCCGAATCCGCCCCAGCCGCCGGAGCTGCCGGAAGGGGATACGTTCATGGTCGGCTGAATGCCGCCATCAGAAAGACTCATAATCATTTCTCCTTTCGTAGATTTTGAAATTTATCTCAATCGTGCGCACGAATTGAAATCTTAATTATCCAAGAAGCTGTTGAAACTGGCTTGCCGCCTGTTGTAGCTGGTTCAACTGCTGCTGCGAGATTTTCCCAGACTGTACCAGCTTCTCAACCTCCGCCCTCGGGTCGCCCTTAAAGCTCTGCTTGAACTGCTGAAACTGCCGCATCATATTTTGAAACTGTCCCATCATGTCAGGCATTTGTCCGCCGCCGAGTGCATTAAACAGTGGATTCATTGTCTGCCTCCTTCACCTTCCTAACGGGCTTAACGCTCAGAGCCGCCACCTTTGCCGCCAGTTCGTCAAAGTCCTTGCGGGTCACGTATTCCACTGAAGGCACTGTTTGCGGCACTGTGGGGCTCGCGGGAGCTGTCGCACGTTCTACAAGGTCATATGTTGTCATTGCCGGTTTGCCGCTTGCATCGGCTTTCTTCACGTACACGACCGGTGCGTTCATATCCCAGAGCGTGACGGCGTTATTCGGCGCGACGATAAATTCGTTTGCCGCCTTTTCGTTCGGAACCCAGATGATAGACTGCCCACCGCTCGGCTGTTGAGGTTGCGGAGGCTGATATTGCATCTGCGGTGTAGGCTGGTACTGTGGCCGCATCATTGGTTCCTGCATTGGCTGACTGATTGGCTGGCTGTAAATCGGCTGCTGATACACATAAGGCTGTTGTCCAAACATCATTTATCCTCCTTTTCCCAGTAGAACAGTGGGATTTCGTTCCCGGAATCCCAGCTATCGAAATACTTTCCGTCCTCTACGCACACGACGTGGCTTGATAGAGCGAGTACATACACACCGCGCGGATGGTCTCTTGCGAATTCCTCGACCGTATAGCAGTCCGGGCATGTGTTCGGCACAACGTTCCGGGTAAATCCATGCTGCCGGAGGTACGCGCCCCAGACGCTGTTTGCACTCGGCATATCGCCAATCATCAGCCCCTGTAGGCAAAGTCCGACGTATGTTTCATCCCAGCTCTTGCCCGTCGCCTTTGAAATTGCCCGGACGGTACAGTCTCCGGCTTGTTTCCCTTCCGGGTTTGGATTGAAATAAGAAAAGCCCATACCGAACACTCCTTTGTGTCCAGTATGGGCTTTTTCGTATTTTCGTGTGCCTCAGTTGTGCATCACTTAGCTATACAGTTTGCTCGACGTGTCTCTCATTCGCTCCACGATGCCCGGCAGGCGGCGCTGCACCGTCGCACGCCCAAGATACAGCTCCGTCGCAACGTCGACCTGTGGAATCTTGTCCACAAAATACAGTTGCGCGATCCTCGCGTTCTCCCTGCCGAGATTTGCCTGATAGATGACCGCTTCCATGTCTTTTCTCGTCAAACTGCCAAGCTCCGGCGGGAGTTTTGTCCGCGCCTGCGGTGCCATAATAACACCACCTTATCTCATCGCCTTTGCGAGTTTCTTGAGAAGATCGTCGCCGTACTTGTAGGCGGCAAGGTAATCAATCGTTCCGTCGGTCAAGTCGGCTTTCTGCCGGATGGTCTTCTTTGCCTCCTCAACGGCTTCATCGACCTTCACGGTATCGTATTCCACCCACGGGAGCTTGCCGTGCTTCTGCCACTTGCGGGCGTGGTAGCCTGCTTTCGTGCCGATGTTCTGGACGGCGGTGATCTGTACGCCGTTGTCCCAGATCGGGGTGCATTCGACCGCCAGACCGTCGCCGATGTACATGCCCCAGTGACCGGGCATCCAGAGACCTTCGCCGGGAATCAGCTTGTCCCAGCCGGTCGTTGACACGTCCTTGCATTTTGCAATCATGCCGTCGGCGGAGACATCCGGCACGCTGTTCGAGGCGTATCTTGCACCGCCGTAGTAGGCGTTTTTGTTGCCGTTCCAGCCCCAGAGAATGCCCTTTGTCAGGTTTACGCAGTCAAAGCCATAGACGATCTTTCCGATGAGGCTGCGCAGATATGTGACTCTGCCGCCGGTGTACCAGTCCGGGTACTGGGCGGATTTCTCGTCAATGATCGTTTCGCTCACGGGGGAGCCGAAGCAGCCCCACATATAGACGGTCTTGTAATTCTTCGCAACGTCAATGTGCCTGCGCACAAGTTCGGATGCTTTCATCATTTCTGTTCGCCCTCCTGCGGCGTGCCCGCACTGTCCAGCACATCCTGCGTCTTCTGGGACTGGGTCCCAAAATAAAACGCAATGATGACCGCATAAATGGTCATAAAGTCCTGCGAGATTTTGCCCACAATAGCCATGTAGGCGAACACGCCGGTCAGCACCAGCGTAACCAGAGATTTGACGCTGATCAGGTTGCCCAGCCGCTTTTTGATATTATCCACGCCTTACGCCTCCTCTCTGAGCGCAATTGCTTCTGTGATTGCGAGGTTTGCACGAAGCATCGTATCTTCCAGATGTGCCAGCGCTAGACTGCGGTTTCTGCTGGGCGGGAGCTGCATAAGGAGCGCTTCTACCGCTTCCAGCTGCGCTCGGATGTTTTTCGATAATGCCTTATCTGCCTCGTTGAAGTCTCTTCTCTGGTACATAGTATTTCTCCTTTTTCAGCTCTCAATGGTGTTGATGCCATACTGTTGCGCACAGGTATGCTCGATTTTGCAGCCGCGTGCGTTTTTCCAACCTGTTGCAAAAAATGCAACATCTGCGGTGGAAAGCAGCTTTAGCGACTCGCCGAGATACCACAAGGGTTTTGCCTCCGCCGGGGCGTTCTCGAAGAAGCTGTCGATAACTTCGACTTCATCGCTCATCATCTCTTTTGCGCAGCGGATTGCCTCTTCGCGCTCTTTCTTGATTTCCACGTTGGTTTTGCCCTTCATGGGCTGCGAGATAAACAGTTTTTTCATATGTACCCCTTTCATTCTACCGGTTCATTTGGTTTCGCAAATACTCTCTTGCACAGCAGGAGCAGCAGCTCCCCGCCGAACGCAGCCGCCGCGAAAATCAGCACGTCGGAGAGGTCGGCGGGGTGGTCTGTGAAGATGGCAAGCGTTTTGATGATGACAGCCCACGCGAGCGTAAGCGTCAGGGCGTAAATGCAGTAGTAGACCAGTTCCCGCGCCATGCGCCCCTTTGTCTTCCGCTGCGGCTTTTTCTGCCCATCCGCCATACTAGCCTCCCAGCCCCGCCAGAGCCAGCGCGTAGCCGACTAAGCCTGCGACCAGCGCTGTGACAACGGCTTTTACAATCGCGTCCCAGCGCCCCGCAGGCACGCTCTGGATGTTGGTCACAGCGGCGTCCACCTTGTCGAGCCGCTTGTTCATCGCCGCCAGCTGCTCCGCCATGACCTTGCAGGAGGTCGACAGCTCCTGTAAGGTCTTCGTGTCTGCTTCCAGATCGTCGATCCTGTGCTTGTTGCTTCCGGCCAGCTTCTCCACAACCGTTAATCTGTGCTCCATTTCTACTTCATTCATGCATGCTCCTTTCCTGCCATTGGCAGTCCGTTATTCCTCAACTTCCCAATCCGCCGGATAATCCTTCGGGCTGAAATTGGTATCTCTCTTTGCTTTGCACGCCTTACCCTCGAAGATGCACCACTCGCCGACGTGGTAGATGTCGACCGTACCCGCCTGCGGCTGAATAAACTCCCGCGCAGTTTCCCTTGTCGTGCCGTGGAGCGGCTTATTGAACGTGTACCATGCCTGATTCCCGGGCGCGATGTCCGGATGGACGGCGTTGTCGTAGCTCTGATAAACTTTCCACGGGTCGCCGCCCACGGTGAAGATTTCATCCACTGTGTGCTTTCCGGGCTCCCACTCGTCCCAGAGCGCCGAGCATTTAATAATCTCGTCTGCCGTCTCGGGCTTTTTCTCGATCATGAGCAGCTTCACCGCAAACGCCGTGGACGTGTTCAGATCGTAGGCAACAGGCGTTGCAACGACTGGCTGCGGGGTTGGCAGCGGCGTATTCGTCAGCAGCCAATTCCCGTCCTGAATCTCCTGCCGCAGAAAGTCTCCCGGCGTATAGGTCTGCATCTGGAAGCCGTTGTCGGCAAAGACGGCAATCTCGCCGGTAAGCTCCGAAAGCCCCGAAAGGCTCTCGCCCGCAAACCGGACCGAGCCAGATGTGCTGTATACCCGGATGTTCGCGTATGTTTGATTGTTATGTGTGATGTACATTCAGTGCCTCCTTATGCTGCGAGCATATCATCAGTGGATAGCATGTCAGTGACTAGCATGTCACTGGGGAGAATAATTGCGGGGCGGACACCGTATGAAGTGTAGGAGGAGAGTCGATTGTTACGTCCGGAGGAGTCGACGTACCACACGCTGAGTGCGTTACCGCCGTACGGGGAGCGGAGCCACCAGCCATAGGGCGAGCCATTGAAGTTTGCGATGCGCTTGGAGTTGCCGCCAGAGCTTGCAGTGAAGTAATCCAGCTTCGCGCCGTCCACCGGGAAGTAGCTGCTGTCGCTGGTCGTAAAGCCGACCTCATATCCGGATAGTAGAAAAGCTTTTACAGACAACCCATTTTCACCGCTCTGGTCGGTGCCGCCATAACCGCCGTTCTTACGGTACGGGATCTTCACCTGCTTGATGGCATCCTTGATGTTGCTGTCGAACAGGTTCTGGAAATCGTCGTTAAAGTAACTTTGAATGGTGCTGCTTTCTAGCTTGTTCGCATTGCCGCCATCCCATGAGCGTCTCTCGTAAATGTCCTTCAAAAGCAGCCACGTTCCGTCGCAGCTAGCGTCGTAAATCGCCGACGGCAAGCCCTGATGGACTACCAACCAATCCCACGGTGTGCCGTTCAGGTTCAGCTTGATGGTTTGCCCGATTTCCAGATCGGACATCCTCATTCTATGTGGCGCTGGTCCATGTCTTAAAAACATTCCCATGATACACACCCCTAGAAGCAGAAGCCGAACGCCACGCCAGTTGCATAGTTCGCGTTGGAGCCGCTGGCGTTGCCACGCAGGACAAAGCAGAAATGCGTGGAGTCGCTGGCACTCGGCGAGCGCTCCCACCAGGAGTCCGCACCACCCTTCGCCCGGCTGTTTCCCGCCTTGTAGTAGTCGTACTGCGTGCCCTCGCCGCTATAGGAGTGTGCAATGCTTCCGAAAATCTCGATCTCGCTCAGCAGAAACAGTTTGTCCGCCGTGGTGTTGATGGTAGCACTCCGGTTGCCCGCCGAGGTCAGCTTGTTTACCTCGCGGATGCTGTTCTTCACCTCTGTCGGCATCAGCGCCAGAATGGCGGGCAGGTGCACCGTTCGCATGGAACAGCTCGCCCAGCCGCCGACATTGGTTCTGGAGCTGTTCATGTTCTTCAGTTCGCCGTAGCAGTCATGCAGCTGGAAGGTCAGCGGCGCTATGCTGCCTGCAGTGTAGGTGTCGTGGTTGATGCCGATAATGTCAATCAGATAATCCGTGCCGCCGATCGTCATTGCCTTCTGATTTCCAACCCTCCACGATGGGGGGACGGTCTTTTTCTGGCAGACAGCAATGATCTGATCCCAGGTGTTATCAGCAAAATTTGCCTCATACGGATATTGAATCCCCGTAAACCATCTTGGACTCCTGCCACTCATCCAAACACCACCACCTTCACCGGAATGTTCACCGTCGGCGCTTTGCCGATGCACTGTGCGGTCAGGCTATTCGTGCCGGTCACGTAGTTGTGGATGAGCGCAAACCCTTCCAAAAGCGCCGCGTCCGCGTCCGGGTCCGTGCCCGAGAGAGCAACGTCCCACTCGGGGTCTACGTCGTAGGAGGCTTTCAGCCCCGTGATCGTGATCGTCTGCGCCTGGTAGCCGTAGCTGTCCGCCGCCCAGCCGGAGGCGAGGAGAGTTCCGGTGTACTGCTTGATTGTCATAGGCTCATACACTCCTGTTATCAGCTCGCC